TGACATTCCGCCCTTTTTAATATCATTAAAAACTATATTAACAGATATATGTTTAGAAATGAATATAATAAAGAATGATTATGTATTTAATCAATGTATAGTAAATAATTATTTACCAGGACAAGGTATTAGCCAACATACTGATGTTAAATCATATGGTGGTGTTATTGGTTGTTTTACATTAGGTGGGGGAACAACTATGACTTTTAAGAATGGTAATAAAAAAATAGATTTATATGTTAAACCTAATTCATTATATATAATGAGTGGTGATGCGAGATATGTATGGACACATGAACTGTCTCCAAAAAAATATGATATTATTGATGGTAATAAAATTAATAGATTACGTAGAATTTCAGTGACATTTAGAAATGTTCCAGTTTAAATATACAAATGTGTAAAAGTTTATAAACTAAATAAATATAAGTATTTTATATATTAATTTTTAAAGTTTTTTTAGTAAATGTAATAAAAACTATCTAGATACAATAATGTTTTTATTATTATTTTTAATAGTTTGATTTAGTTTTATAAAAAATTGAATTTATTGAATTAATTAAATAATATAATATAGTTAATAAAACAATAGAACTAAAATGGGTGTATTTAATTCAACATTACGAAATGTAGAAGTAATAGAAGAAATAAAAGAAGAAGTAAAAGAAATTAGTATAAAACAACAAATTACAATAGAAAAAGATAAAATTTATAATAATCGAGATACAATATATAAAAGTATAATTAATAATAATAAATATATTGATTGTTATTGTGGATGTAAATATAATAAATTTTTTACAAAACTCAAACAAAAAGATGTTGTTGATGATTATACTTTAGTAGTAGAAGGTAATATAGATATTATTTATTATGAAGTATTACAAATAGAAGATGATTATTGTAAAAATATACGTGAAAATCTAAAAAAATGTGAAAATACATATTTACATACGTTGATAAATAAATATGAGAGATTTGATAGCTTTAGTAAGAATCCTATTCATTTAAGTATTATTAATTATGATAAAATATATATTTATAATTCAGATTATAAAAATCTTATTATTATAAAAGATTCAGGTATAAAACAATTACCAATCGTAATTCATAAAAAAGATGAAGAAAAATTAAGAAGTAAAGGATTTATTGGTAATGTTATTCAAGAATGTTTAACTGCAAAAAAATTAATGTTAGAACGTAGTATAACTACAAGTCATACTAAAGATACTAAGAAAAGAAAAAGACGCATAGAACAAGTAGATATATTACCTATGAAAAAATTAAATACTACTATTTATGAACTAGATAATTTTAAATATTTAGAAAATAAATATACATATTCATATGGTTCTGGATGTAGTTGTTCTTGTGTTAATACTATTACTCAAGAAGATGCGAATGAAGCTAAACTATTAGTAGAAGGTTATCGTAAAAAAATAATTGATAAATTTCTAGAATCTTTACCTTGTATATATCATATTAAAAAAAAACAAGATAAGCCTGAATTAATAGATATTATATATAATGAAAAGGATAATGAAGAAAAAGAAAATATAGATATTTATTGTGGAAGTACTATTATAGATTATTATACATATATTGATGATGAAATAATACCTGTTATAATTAAAATAAAAGATGAAAATAATTTAAGAAAAATGGGATTAATTGGTAATGTAATTATAGATTCTAAATGTTCAAGGCTTCTATTAGAAAAATTATAATATATAATGTAATTTAAATTATTGTTTTTATAATTTTATATATTTATTTTTTTATATATTTACTATTTTAATCTTTTATATATTTACAATTTTAATCTTTTTATTATTTATTTTAAAAAAGATGTATCCAGAGACATTTTATAATTTATATGATTATTTATATGATTTATATAATCATTTTATAGTAATTAGTATAGTTTTTTATATTTGTGTCTATGGTGTAGTTATTTTTTTAAATTTTTTTCTTTAAATTCAAATTTTTGTAAAATTAATATATATATATATATATATTAGTAAAGTATAATTAGTTTTTTATTAAATTATAAATAATGTCAGTAAAAAAATTTGAAACATATTTTCCAAATATAAATTTTGAAGGGCAAACAAATAATACTGTAGATGCGTTCTATAATTTAGTTCGTGATAAACGAAGACTATTTCCACTATATAATAATGAAATACCTGATAATGAATCTAATATTAATAAAATATTAAAGGAATATTATATTAAATATAATAATAGTAGTAAAAACAAAAACACAAAAAAAAATTTAATAATAAAGATATTAAAACCCAAAACAAGAAAACAATGTGATGTTGTTGAAAAAAATTTATCTAATATAGACTATAATTGTTTATCTTTACCATTAAAAAATATTAAATATATAATAGGTCCAATATCATATCAACAATATAAATATAATGATAAATATATATATATATTTGGGGAGGGTCATACTACAAATTATAGTACTTTTATTAGAGAGAATCCAGTAACAGATATGACACCATATAATACATTATTATTTTCAAGTTTAATACATACTTTAATTACGAATAATCCCGAAAAAACATACGATTTACATCTTGAAACAGGGAGAGTAATTCAAAATAAAACTAATAATAATAAATTTATAAATGATGATGAGGGTTCTGGAATGATTAATAATATAAAAAAACAATTTAAAGAATGTTTTATACCAAGATTACGTAAAAATTGTAAATATACAAACCTACGAACTCATTATACAGATTATAGATTTTATATTGATGAAGAAACAAATAAAACATACTATAATTTAATTCTAGAATATTGTATAAAAAATACTCTAGAATTAATAATACCAAAAATTTTAAATTCATATAGATTAAATAAACAAATTACAAATATTAAAGATGAAACTCTTCGTAGGCAAATAGTAGTTTTTTTTACTTCTAAAATTCAACAATTAATTGAAACACATAATAAAGATAAAAATAACAATAAATTGAGTAAGTGTAGTAAATACAAACTGTCGAATTCAAATGTAATTGTATTTAATATTGGTACATTAATAATGGATATTTATTCTATTGCTAGAATATTTAGAGATTTTAATGTAAGACAACAAAAAAAGAAAACTTTAATTAATCTATTTAAAAGTAAAAGTAAAAGTAATAATACAAACAAAAATATTGGTAATCAAAAAAATATTATTTATTATTGTGGTAATTCTCATGCGAATATATTTAAAGAATTTATGGATTATATAAAGCAAAAACCTGAAAAACTAATATCTCCAAAAACAGCAGATAATGGTGAAATGTTACCTGAAGATAATTGGTATTTATCATTAAATTTACAGGAAACAACTTTATTATAAAAGATATTTATTATAAAATTAATAAATTATAAATCCTTTAAATTAAATATTTTGTAAATTAAAGTTATTATTTTACTATTATTTTTTTATTTACTAAAAAAAAGATGTATCCAGAGACATTTTATGATTTATATTATATTTAGTATAGTTTTTTTATGTTTGTGTATATGGTGTAGTAATTTGTTTTAGTTTTTGTTCTTTAAATTCAAAATTTTGTAAAATAAATATATATATATATATTAATAAATATATAATTTATAATTTATAATTTATAATTTTAATCAAATTAATATAATTAAGATAAATATGAATAATAATGCTTTTGGAGATAATGTAATTTGGTGGGTTAGGCATGGCGAATCTATAAGTAATTTATATGAAAATAATTGTGAAGATTTATATCCTGAAAACTTGCGTAATGACTTTCAAGATATGAGAGTTATGATTAAAAAAGAAGAACAATCACAATATAAAACTTATTATAATATTCAAATAAGTAAAGCTATAGAAAGTTTACAAAGTAAAATAAAAACATTAAAAGAACAAAGTAATAATGAAAAAACAAATAAAAAAAATATTGAAGATTTAACTAAAATGATTGAAACATGGACTAATATGATAAAAGTAGAAGATAATAAATGGATTAATTTAAGAGGTATGGTAAATGTAAATGGTGAAAATAAAACAGAACAAACCAGTATTAAACCTCCTGCTAGTTGGTTATTTACACCAACATTAACCTATATTGGAATTAAACAATCAATATTAGCAGGAACAAATTTATTTAATAAATTACAAGGTTCAATTAAAGAACCATTATTTATTACATCATCAACAGTTAGAACAATTATGACTGCTATTTATGCTTTTTATTCATATAAAAATAATTGTGAAAAGAAAGGTAAAACATTCAATGGTAAAATTTATGTTGTTCCTTACATTAACGAACATTTAAATGGTGCTGGTTGTTGCGGAGAGCCAAATTTAGATAATTCAAATAGTGCTATTCCTTATAACATATTAGATAAAGTTATTGACTATATTGTTGGATTTGTTATTACTCATGAAGATTATAACTATAAAAAAATGACTGGTGTTTTAAATAACTCAAATAACTCAAATAAATATAAATTTATGCAAGAAAGCGCCAAAAAGACTGAAATTACAAACTTGAAAGCATTAATAAATACATCATTTTATACTTGGGCATATACAAACGATAAATCAAACTATAATAAATCAGATATAAAGAAATTTATTGCAGAAATTTATCCTCAAATAAAAAAATTTAATAATAACGCTCAAATAATAGCATTTACACATGGTAATTTTATCAACAGAGAATTAAGAAAAAATGCTGTTTTGACAAAAGATGGAAGTAGTAAATATAATGAAATGAAAAATAAAAAGGCTAAAAATAATTATAATGAAGAAAACAAAATAATTAACCAGAAAATGTCGAACGCAAGAAAAAGACTGACTAATGCTACTTATAAAATAACAAAAAATTTTGAAATATTTAATATAAAGGAACATACTTTTCCAAATAATTGTTCGGTATGGACAACACTTATTAATGCTGATAATACAATAAAATATGCTGTTGAAGTAGATGAAAAATTTAATGGTTTCATAAAAGGAGGTGGTATAAGAATAAGTAGAGATGTTTTTGATGAAGAGAAAAAATCATTTAATATTAATTCAGAAACAGGTCTAGATCAATCTTTAAATCCATCATTTTGTAGTTTAGCGAAAGGTTCTTTACGTGGTGATATTAATATATCATGGTTAGATCATACTTCACCAGCAGTAAATGTAATTTCTAGATCACTTATGTTTAAAGGTGGTAATAATAAAAAAAAAACTGAAATACGTAAAACACGTAAATATAAATCTAATAAAAAATCTTTAACAAAAAAAAAATAAACCATTACGTAATTATAAATAAAAAACATATATAGTTATTTTTTAATTTTTTTATTATTTACTAAAAAAAGATGTATACAGAGACATTTTATAATTTATATGGTTTATATAATAATTTATAATAGTTTTATAGTAATTAATATAGTTTTTTATGTTTGTGTATATGGTGTAGTAATTTGTTTTAGTTTTTGTTCTTTAAATTCAAAATTTTGTAAAATAATTATTTATTTTAAATTTGTGTTCTTTAAATTCAAATAATTGTAAAATAAATATATATATATATATTAATAACAATATATAATTATTATTTTTTATTAAATATGAAAATAACTTCAAAGAAAAATATTAAAAAGAATAGAAAACATTCTAGAAAGAATGTAAGAAAGAATAAACGTTCTAGAAAGAATGTTGGTAAATATTCTAGAAAGAATGTTATGAGAGGGGGTGTATTAAGTGCAGAATTGACAGATATTATTAGACAATTGAAAAGTAATGACCCAGTTCTTACAACACTAATTTTTTCTAGAAAGAATATTGGCGATGAAGGAGCAACAGCAATAGCAGAAGCATTAAAAACTAATACAACTCTTACAGAACTTGATATTAGACTGAATGGTATTGACGATGAAGGAGCAACAGCAATAGCAGAAGCATTAAAAACTAATACAACTCTTACAATACTTAATATTAGTTATAATAATATTGGCGATGCTGGAGCACAAGCAATTGCAAAAGCATTAAAAGTTAATAAAACTCTTACAATAATTGATATTTTTGGTAATAATATTGGCAATATTGGAGCACAAGCACTCGCAGAAGCATTAAAAGATAATACAACTCTTACAACACTTGATATTTATGATAATGAATCTGATAATATTGATGTTGCAAAAATAATAGAATTAACAAATTTAATAAGAAAAAATAGAGAAACATTATTAAATACACAAATATTAAATGAATTTGGAAAAACACCTTTACTTGACAAAACTTTAGAAACTTTAAAAAAAATATTTCCTGATATAAAAGACCCAAATGAATTTATGATTAAAGAAGAAATGGACAAAATTTATATGATATTAATGTGTATTAATAAAAGACACGCTAATAATAGTAGTTTTATGTGTCCAATAGATACTATACAGAATAAGATAGTAAGTTATTCTTTAACTTATGGAGATTTAATAAAACCAGAATATTACCCTTGGGTTATTTAATTCTATATATTCATTTTTAATTTTTTTATTATTTACTTTTTAAAAGATGTATCCAGAGACATTTTATAATTTATATTATATTTAGTATAGTTTTTTATATTTGTGTATATGGTGTAGTTATTTGTTTAAATTTTGTTCTTTAAATTCAAATGTTTGTAAAATAATTATAGATATTTATTCTTTAAATTCAAATAATTGTAAAATAAATATATATATATATATTAATAACAATATATAATTATTATTTTTTATTAAATATGAAAATAACTTCAAAGA